CTGGAATTCATAGCAATGACCCTCAAGATTTTTGAGTCAGCTCCCACTCTTTTTGCGGTATCCTTTAAACTATTCGAGAAGGTGAAGTAAGTTTCCGAACTCTTCCCACTCGGCATAGAAAAGGCTGAAGCAAAAGGCATTCCGATTGGCTCTCCGTTAATTCGGAGACTTTCAGTGAAGATAGATCTCAGTTTGTGAAGAGCATCTTTCTTTAAGGAAATCGTCGAGCCAAGTTCAGACATAATGTTGTCGAACTTCCTCGAAGAAGCCAATTTCATGAGAGCCTCCATATCATCGCCAAAAGTTCGCAAGAACTTGTGACGGTAATTATGAGAGATCTCATATCCGAATTTCGAGATCAGAGGAAGCGCTCCCCAAGCTAGGGGCTCGCCCATAGGCGGCCCCTTAAGGGCGAATCCAATGATATCCAGGCTATCAAGAAGTTCCAGATAGCTGTTTTCGAATCGGAGAGTCCAATCACGGATCTCAGCGGCGTCAACCTCTAAGGGATAACCATAGAGGGGTGTTGGGTCGACTAGCTTCGAAGGAAGCGAGTCGGGTTTAATACCCGCGTACCGGTATAGAAGAGGTTTCTCGCGAAAAATCTTCTGCCAGAACGCGTCGAGCACACGCCGAGGTTCCATGAGAGAGCGAAAAGTCGGCAGTTTATGTCGACCTTTGTTCTCTATGATTGGTCTAACGGGGTTTTCCGGCAGGCAGTAGTCTAAGACTTCTTGCCAGAACGGGAATTCCGGTAGAAAACCAGAGTTAATGAGCTCTTGATAGAGCCCGCGGGTCAGTCGGTATGAATGATTGTCTGTGGCGCTGGAAATGTCCAGCGACCGGATCAGATAACCATCCCTCGGATTGGCCCGCTCTGGTATAGTTCCCAACAAAGAATCTCTGACCTCCGGCAGGGTCTTGAGAAACTCGTTCATCGGGCTTCTCAAGGTCTGTGCCAAAACGGATACAAAGGACCAGGATTTAGTTGGGAGTCGGTATTTACCTCCCCTCTCTTCGGTTACAAGAATCTCAATCGGAGAAGCTAGCTTCTCAGAAAGGTTCAAGCTACCAGCCAGAAGGAGGAGGTATTTACCATGGGCGATCGAAGTTTCTGATGGCCACGTATCGTCTCCGATATGTTGCATACAACTTAGATGCCTTCGAGAAAGTCGATAGGGTCTGAGGAATTTTCCATCCTCTCCCCTTTCTAAATTCCCTAGTAGGCTTGTCTCGAGTCCGGGGACTCCCCCAGTATGTTCGCCGCGAAAGCAGCGAGTACTAGGGAGTCCTTCAATTCGATGACAAGAGATTGGATGTCCGAGGACGATCTTCCTGACCTGTTCAAAAGAGTTGGCCCAGAGGTCGTATTTGGACTGCATCCGGGATTGGATCCGACCGACTTGGTAGAGGATTATGTCCTCGTAACAAGAAGATTGGCCACCACTTTTGCGAGTCCTTTCGATACATCCGTTGGGACTTGGCTGAAAACTCGAATGGAGGGGGAAACCCTTCGATTTGAGTAATCGGCGGAACCAACGATGGAATTTGTCCTCAGTGGAGGGGTTAGAGGAAGGAGGTTGACTAACCCTATCCACATACTCTTCTACTTTGGGGGGGACTTCTGGGTGAGGTAGAGCTCTTTTTACATACCTACCCTGGACTAATGTCAAGGGTTCTTGCAAAAATCGCAATACTACATCCATCAACCTCCCCTCAGGGACAAATTGACCTTGCTCGAAGAATGATCGGTCACAGAAGTCTGAAAATTCAGACAGCTGGGATCTTACATCCTCCGGGTTTTCCAAGCAGGAGCGAGAAAATTTCCCTCTGAAGAACCTCATGAGTCTCTTCGGACAGCGAGCAAAACCCGTCACCAAAAAACCTTTGAATGCCTGCCAGCAGCCTTCGGCCGCACGGTAGAATTTCGCACGTTTTCTTGCAATCGGGTCCAGCAACTCTGGATGAGACTTGATGAAGTTCCTCAGATACTCCTCCTGCGCCTCAACGATGACCTCAAAGCTTTCTTTGTTCAGAAGAGCAAGGAAAACCTCATAGGCTTCGCCGAGGGGAATCAGACCGTTTCGAGTAGCGTGCCGGAGCAGTCTGGAAAGGTCGACTATAGGAGACGGTCTCCAAATTCTTGAATCTGGATAGTGCAACTCCAACAGTCGAGTCTTTTTTGTCAGGAGTGCGATTCTCCTAAGAACTCCCTTATGGGCGTCCGTAAGAGGAAAAGCACAACTGACAACTAACCCTCCCTCATCGAATCTATGGCTAATTATAAGGCCAAAGAGCTCAATGGGGAGGGGGATTAGGCGTTCAGGGAACAAAAATTCCACGGAGGGCTTTAAGCAACTCCACATAAGGTAGAAGTTGCGATACTAATTCCGCTCCCGGAACGCCGGGCTTAGCAGGGTTTTGCGAAGGAGGCTCCTTTTTGACCCCCGAAAGTTTAGCCTGCACTTTGTTCAAGTGCCGGCCGACTGTCGGAAGGTCTTTAAAATGGGGATACTTCTTCTTAAAGTCCTGGTAAGCCTTAAGATACGCCTTCTCGGGCCCTGTTACTGGATTGGAAACCAAAGGGACGTTTTTGAAACGTCCCTTTATTCCGCTCCAGACATCGGCAGGGTTAAGAAGGATCTTACGATCCTTCTTATGTTTACCCACCCAAGAAGGGAAATCTTCGGCCTTAAGGTTATCCTTAAGAACCGCGGTTTCAAACACTTGACCGTATTGGGCAATACCCATAACGATCCAGTGTGGAATCGACTTTCGAGTGTCTTCAAGGTGAGCCATAAGTTCTTTACACTTATTGATATCAACTTGAAAATACTCAGCCCGCGACATATTCTGTGGGCGACCGGTACCGTCAGTCGCTTTAGTATCCTTGTCCTCAGACACAGGAACTTTAACGGCCTTCTTTACTGGTCTAACTTCTGCCTCCGCTTCCGATTTCTTCTCGGGAGGGGCCTTGGGGGCTTGGCCGACTTTCGGCCCGGCCTCCTTGGCTTTAGGAGCTTTTTTCTCCTCCTTCACAGGAGGGGCAGAAGTATTTGTCACTGGAGACTTATTCTCCGGGGCGGTCTCGGAAGAATTTCCCTTCACTGCGGCCACAAAAGTCTTCGTTGCCGAAACTTTTGCAGTCTCTGAGGGGCCTTCCTCCGGCAGAGGTGGTACCTCTGCAAAAAATTCTTGTGGTTCAGCGATGGAAGATAACGCGGCTTTGGCCTCTTCGACCGTAGCTGCATTCAGCCGAGTCTTACCTATGTAGACCCGGTGACCAACGCCTTCAAGAATTCCGACTAGATCCATGATCGTATCCAAAAGCTGACCTGGATTCGTCCCCCTTGGTGGGAGATGAACATCCTGGCTTTTGGTAATATACGGCACTCGGATCGGGGCGACTTGGTTGTAAATCTGGGTAGCATACCTTCGATTTA